CGCTGCGGTCCTCTTCCCGCCGGGATGCGGCCTGCTCCACGACGGGAAGATCTGCGAACAATGTATCAAGATCTCCGCAGGTTACGGCTTCCGACGCCTTACGGGATCGTTCATCGCATTCATGTCCGCGCAGACGGCCCGCCGTCGCGTGGACGGCGAGCAGCTCGCGGGCATGGTCCCGGTCAGTGTCGGAGGCGCGGTATTCAGCCGGCCCGAAGTCCGACCGGCGCGGCACCGATGGTGCCATGCCATCGGTCAGGTGCGGCAGGCCCTCGAACAGCTGTGCCAGCTCACCCGTGGTCCTTGCCGCACTCACGGCGGCGATCTTCTCCGTCACCTGCTCGGCTGTCAGGTGACCCAGCCGGCCGTAGGTCTGGAGCATAGTGACCGCCGACTTGCGGTCGCTGCCAACTACTTCGCCATCAGGCGGGCCGAACATCTGGCCCGAGCGGACCTGGGTGATCAGCTTCGCCAGGTACTGCTCCGGGGAGGCTGTGAGCGGCGGCTTCCCGGCGGTCATCGGGTTGACCATCTCCGGGTTGTCCTGCTCCATCTTCAGGATCAGGTCGGCGATCAGCTGCGCTTCCATCTCCACCTGCGGGATGTAGCTCTTGGGGATAGTGCGCGTGGTGGCCACCATGCGCTGAAGCACCGGCAGCGGGATCGGCTCGTTGCCACCAGAGATCGGCGGCTTGTCATCGTCGGCCCGGATCTCGTTGACCGTCCGCGTGCCGATGTTCCGCTGAATCTGGTACACCTCGGTGCGGGTGTGCGGGTCCATCTTCAGCAGGTCATCGACATCGAACTTCACGTACTGGGTGGCGGGCAGCAGAGTGGTCAGCAGATGCTCCCACCGGGTCAGCCACGGGCGCAGCGTGGTGATCAGCTCGTCCAGCAGGTTCATCGTGACGTTCGAGTAGGTGAGCCCGTCGTTGCGGGTACCGCCAACCCGGTAAGGCTGCACGCCGTAGATCGCCGCGATCTGGGTGGCGTTCAGCTGCATCGCCTGGATGAACGCCGCCTCGTTCTGCGGGACCGTGAGTGCCTTGTAGTCCCAGTCCCGGCCGTAGACCAGCGGCTGCCGCATGCGGATCGTGTCGGTGAGCCGCTGCCGGATCTGCTTCGCCTGCTGGTCGTTGACCTCTTCGGACACGTTCTGGAAGGTGCCGGGCGGGAAGCCACCGTTGCCGAACCAGTCAGCCGAATACTTCAGGGCGTCCAGGCCCTGGCCCCACAGCAGCGAGAACGCCTTGAGGGGGCTGACTCCCTCGACCCGGCCAGCGACACTGAACGCCTTCAGCTGGATCAGTTCCTGGCGTTCCATCAGGTGGCCGTTGTAATAGATCCGCGCCCGCATCGGGTTCTCGGGCTGCTGCTCGTCATCCTGGACGCTCATCCGGTCCGGCGGCAGCCATGCCACGCCGGTCGGCAGGCCGAGCCCATCGGAGCCAGGAATGCCGCCCCGGTTGGTGATCAGGCCCCAGGCGTTGCCGTGCAGCAGGGCCGACGTGGAACCGGTGAACATCCAGTCATACATGGTGCCGCTGACCTGCGGGCCACCGCCGGCGATGGGCGAGCCGAGCAGCGAGGTCGTGTAGATCCGCTGGCTGGTGCCATCGGGCAGCCCCCGGTACACCTTGATCGGCAGGGAGGCGATCTGGTCGGCGATGAACCGGATCGCCGAATAGCAGGCACCGAGCGACAGTACCGAGTCCTGGCCCTGGGTTTCCCGCGACGGATGGGTGGGGCCACCGATGTTGAATTTCCAGTACGGGTTCCGCCACGGCTGCCACGGCACGCCACCGATGGCCCGGGTCTCAATACCGATCCGGTCCACTAGGCCCACGGCTTGCCTCCCGCCCACACAAATAGCGGCGGCGGCCACGCCTGGTCACAGCATAGAAGCCGGAAGCTCCCAGCGCACCTTCCATGCCTCTTCGATCGTGGCGGCCCACGGCTCGAACTCGATGCCCCACGACCACCAGTGCAGGCCGTCATCGAACACAGTGTGCTGGCCGGGCCAGTCCACGCCGAGAATGCAGGCCGGCGGCGGGCCGGCGCAGTCCAGGCTGAATTCGAGGAGTCGTGCGCCCGCGAGGCCGTGGATAGCGGCCATCTCCAGCGTGTGCTCGATGACAGCGCCATCGTCGGGGTGGTCAGCGGTCAGCCGGTACAGCGCCACCACGTCAGCGTCACCGACCGGCCAGCCCTGGAACCGCAGCGACGCGGCGAGGGCTTCGGCCGCGCAGCAGGCGATCCCGTCAGTGAACCCGCGCTTAGCGGAGCGCCCGCCGCCACCCCCAGCGCCGTGGTGCGCCTTGCCCGCTTTGTGATGGGAGGCACCCACTGGCTTCTGCGGTTTGGCCGCGTGGGCGACCTTGTGCTTAGGTCGCTGCGGTCGCTGAGGCCGGGCTGGGCGCTGCTTCGCGCCGCCACCAGTTCCGCCGGCCTTCGGCTTTTTGCTCACGCCGGCTCATCCTGGGCCGAGGTTCTTCGCGTGCTCCCAGGTGACAATGTCCGCCGCCGCCAGCTTGTTGAGGCCAGTGTGGCGCTTGTAGGGCCAGACACCGAGATCATGGGCGAGCTGCACGTCCGCTGGGGTGGCCACGTCAGGTACTGGCACCGGGACTGGCACCGGGACTGGCGCGGGCAGTGTGGCCGGGATGGGCACGGTCACGTCGCCCTGCTCGGCCAGCAGCCGGGTCAGGGTGTCCCAGCTCATCGAGAACGAGCCTTTATTACCCCAGGAGGCACCCCAGCTGTTGTCAAGGAAAATCAGCTGGGAGTTCACATCGAGGCCACGGACCACGATCTCATGGCCGCCGCGCACTGAGGCGTTCGGCGAGATGACGACGAGGCCGCTGGCATCGGGGGAGTCGAAGCTGTCATACCAGCTGGTGCCGAGCAGGCCCGGCCCGGCGCTAAATGCCTGGAGCGCGGTGTTCAGGTCGAAGCAGTGGGTGTAGCCGGACAGCAGGCCCGCGTTCTGTGCCGCCTTGCACACACTCAGCCCGTCGCTGCCAGTGTCGTCAGGCGGGTAGGAGCCCGGGTAGCCGTCGAGCCGGGTGGCCGCGCCATACAGGCTGATGGCCCCCGCCTCGTTCAGCGTCATGTGCGCGGCAGGCAGGCCCTCGTAGACGGGCGTGGTGCCGAGACTGCCCACCATCGCGTTGCCGGTGCAGGAACCGAGGTTCCCCTGATCGAGGATGCCGATCATCCGCGCCCACGTCACCGTCCGCAGTGCGGCGTCGCTGCGGTAGGGGTAGGCGAGGGAGCGGGAGTCGTGCCAGACGTGCCGGCCCAGCGGCTTGCCTTCAACCGGGTGTTCGGTGATCTGGTTTACCCGAACAGTGTGAGTCATCCGATCTGGTACCGCTCGATCTGGGCACGCAGCATGTCGTTCTCCGCTATCAGCGCCTTGACGTCCGGCTGATTCAGTGGCAGGTCGCGGGCGGTGCGCCAGCCCATCTTCGCCGCCGATGCGCACCAGGCGAACGCGAAGAACACCATGGTGAACGCCTTGGCGGTCAGCCAGGCGATGGCGAAGATCAGGCCACCGATGAGGCCGAGGATCACCTTGCCCGGCGACGCCTTCCGGGCGTCGGCGGTGATCGCCTCCAGTGGCACCCGCTCATGCAGCGGCTTGCGCCCATTCGCCGGGGCTATCGTCACCGTGTCGGCCATCACTTCACCTGCTTCCACTGCTGGTCGTCCCCGGAGCCGGTCGCGCCGGGGACGCCCTTGATCTTGGTCTTGCGGATCGGCGGGCGGGCGGCGGGCATGTCTTGCGCCCACACGCCCAGCGGCGGTCCCATGTCGGACACGAACGGCGGGCCGCCGCCCACTGGCTCATCGTTTTCGGCCCAGCCGCTGTGCTGCTGCTCAGCCACGACCGCCTCCTAAAGCCCCGCCGTCACAGTGGCGTGCCGGCTGGAGCATCCATTTCCCTGTCATAGCACCGACCTCAGTACGTCATAGCCGCGCCCGAACTTCCGCGCTGCCCATACTGCCATGGTTCCCGCGCACAGCGGGGAAATGTCGGCACTGGTGTCCCGCCGTGCCCAGGCGTGCATCCCGTCACCCACGTCACGCCGCACACCAGCAGCGACCGCCTTGCCCAGCCCGTCCTGGCCACGGTGGACGATCGTGCCGTCGCTGACGCCGCGCACGAACTGGGCGTGGGCCTGGGCCACGTCACGCAGCTGGCAGACCTCCAGGATCGGCTCAGCCGTGGGGCGCGGTTTCTTCGCCGACAGGCCCACCGCCTCACACGCGGTGATCAGCTCAGCGCCGGGGCCGATCGGGTCGATGACGATCTTGGCGACCCGGTTCTTAGCGACCAGCTCTTTCAGGCGCGGCACAATCCAGGCGACCCCGGACCGGTGGTCATCCCACTGCCCGTCGTTGCCGATCTCCAGCGAGCAGACCGGCACCCGGATAACCTCGCCGGTCTTGTCGTCAGCGACCGCCGCCTCGAAGCCGGCCATGATGCCGGCGATGGCGATCGTCGCCGCACCCTGATCGGGGGCGATGTCCACCGACAGGCAGATCCGCTCCGGGCGGGGCATCTCACCGGGGCCTGGCCATTCGCAGCCGGTCCACAGGTGCTCGCTGATCACCGACCACGACAGCTCGTCCAGTGGCCAGTCGCCGATACCGAGGCGTTCGCGGTCGAACCCGGCCGGGTCCATCTTGATCAGCTCGCGGGCGATGTGCTCCTCGCTGATGCGGATGTTCATGCCCGGGTTGGCGCGTGCCCACGAATTCGGGTCGTCGCGGCGGTCGTGACCGAACGAGCAGCGCCGCTTGCCCTTGTCGGGGCACAGGTCGGGGCAGAACTCGCACGACCATTCCATGAAGCACAGCGTCGGGTCGTTCTGGGCCAGGCCGCGCTTGCGCACCCGGGACAGCTGGATCGAGTCGGGCATCCCGGCTGACGCGGTGTACCACATCTGCGGGTTGGGGACGGCTGACATGGTGGGCATCGACGCGGACACCTGCTCGTCCGACAAGATCATCGCCTCGTCGTAGTAGACGGCGTCGGCGGTGAACGACCGGCCCGAGCCACGGGACCGCGCCAGGAACCGCAGCCGGGGGGCGACTGACTTGCGGATCTGGGTGCCTTTGTGGCCGAAGATGAGCGTCGGCTCGGGGCGCAGCTCGATGGCCTCTTCGCCGTGGGAGGTGCGGATACCGCCCGGCTTGACCTTGCGCAGCAGCTCAGAGTTGCCCCGTATCATCGACTGCATGCGCAGGAAATGCTCACCGGAAGCCTTGAACTCGTGAGCGGTATGGATCTGGAGGGCCTCGCGGAGCACGAACAGGCCGGCCAGCTGCCGGGCTTCAAGGCCCGAGTTTTTACCATTCTGGCGTGCGATGATCCAGGCGACCTCGAAGGCGGCCCACAGCCCGTTGCGGCGGGTGCCCATCGACTGGGTGAGGCCCCAGCCCTGCCACTCATCGAGGACCAGGCCCGACTTGGCGGCGAAGTCCACCGCATCCTCGCCGGCCGCATACGAGTGCGCAGCAGGGATTGAGCACAGGCGGGGCCGCTGCGCTCCAGTGATCTCCTCGCCGTTACCGAGTGGAACGGTCATGCAGGCAGGATAGCTCCCGCCCTACTTCTGGACCCACCCCATGCTGGTGGCCAGCTGGCGGCGCAGCTCCACGTTCTCGTCGCGGAGCATCATGTTCTCCCGGTGAACGTCCTTATTCTGCTGGGCATAGGCGTCAGCTGCCTGCGCCCTGGCCTGTAGCTGTTCTGATACCAGCAGGTCAGCTTTCCGCAGGGCATCGGTGACGACGCGCACAGCCGACAGGCCGCACACCTCATCGAAGTGGTTGCGGTCCGCCTCTTCCAGGGCGTCGGCGACAACGCGCTCGGCCTCGCCCCAGGTGTCGGGGTTCTCCGCCATTACGGCACCTCGTGCCCGTCAGCGGTGAGCTTGACCATCGCCTGCCAGTCGTCGGCAGCCGCCGTTTTGTCGGTGTCCACCGTGAAGTCCTCGAACTTCAGCGCCTCGCTGATCATGTCGAACGCCGCGTCGGACAGGGACTGGTTACGGCGGGCGGCATACGCCTTGACCCTGTCCTTGAAGTCGTGCGAGCACCCAAGGGTGATGGTGGTCCGGTTGCCGCTATCTAC